TTAGATTCTTTTTTTAACTTAGAATTATAATTAACTAACTGTTCAATCTCTCGAAGACGTTTTGCTACTTCTTGAATAGTTTGTTTAACTTTTTGTTCTGGCGTTGTTTTAGAATCTGATATAGCAAATTTTCTATATGATTCAATTAACTGTTCATATTTTGTATCCATTGCTTCTGCAACTCGATTCTTTTTTACCCCAGACCAATCATATTCAACTTCAAATTTAATTGGTTTATCTGCTAGATCATTTGTTGTTTTAGATGTTTTAGCTATTGGTTTTGATGGATAATCATATGTACGATGTTGCCATTTTCCTTCATCATCTGCAAAAGGAAATTTATCCATATATTCTTCTTGTTCAGATTCTGGTTTTTGATAACTTTCATCTTTATATGAATACGTAGGAGGTTTATTAATACTTTCGTACTTTAATTTTTTATTTTTCCATTTACCTGGTGCTGAAAATGCAGCTGGTGTATTATATCCAGCAACTGCACCAGTTGTTGACATTTCATCTAATTCTTCTTCACACCGACATTCTTCCTTAGGTTGATCACATGATTCACATCGTTCAGTAGATTCTAAATCTAAAAACTTTTTTTCTATTTCTTTGAGAAATGAATTCATCGTATCTCCTTAAGTTCTTTAACTAAATCAAAATAACGAAGAAGTGATAAAATATGCGATTCTTTAATCGTTTTTAAATTTTCTACATTACACAACATTTCAGAAAGTTTTTGTACTTTAATCTTAACAACGCGGTCATCGATTGTTTTTGCAGATTCTGAAAGTTGTTGTTTTATAGATGGTATTACTTTTTGAACGTAATCTCGTAATTGAGTAGTATCATTAACACAAGTTATATATTTATTTAAAAGATCTTTTTGAGATTCATTTAATCCTAAATATTTTTTGTTAAATTTTTCTACTAAAATTTTATACGTTAATAAACGCACATCTTTTGGTTGTTTTTCAAATTTTTCTAAAACTACATCTTTCTTTGTTTGTTGTTTTTCTACTAATAATCCATGCCCTATAATAGCATTTTTACATTCCAATATTTGTTTGGGATTATCAGTTTCTTCATGTTCGAACAACATGTTAATTGATGCTAAAACTTTATAATCAGAAATATGAATTTTTGACATATTGTTAAAAACAAATTTATCAGAAATTTCTTTAACTAAATTATATTTTTGTCGTTTTAATAAAGAAGAATTAAGTTTTTTATGAGCTAATTTAATAGTTCGTATAAAATCTAGAGCTTGTGCTTCACTTTTATATTGCTCTTTTAAAAGTGCATTGTATAATTGCAATTCTTTAGCTAATTCGGTGTTTCTTCCAAAATATTTTTTAATAATATCAATTGTAATAGATTTGTTAGATGATAGTGTTTCTGAAGTTAACTTTCGTACTAACATTTCAAACAAAATACCAGTATTTTTATATTTTGAATGTTTTAGTTTTTTCATAAAAGTACTTACTCTATAAATTTATAATAAATATGTTTGAACTTATAAAATATTGTTTTCATCTAACATCGTACCAATATCAGAGTCATTTTCTGTTATAGGTCTTAAGGTTTCAGTAATAATATTCATTTGTTTTGGTTTCATTTTTCTTAAAATTTGTTCTGTAGCCATAGTTGATTGTCGATTTCGATATCTAGGATCTGGCTGAAATGCAGTTTTTTGATTTTCAGGATTAAAGTCTTGTTTTATTTGTTTAATACCCATCGGATCCCATCCAAATGCATTTTTATGTTGTCCATATTTAATTCCTTCTTTGGGACGTCCACCTACATCTTTGTCTTCTACTTCTTTACTAGACATATGTATACTAGCTAAATCATGCGGCGTACCAAATGATACTCCGGTTATAGTAGGATCATTTCCTTCTTGTTCAATTTGATTTTGACGGAATCTTAGTTTTAGATCTTCAATTACACTGCTACGTTCTTGCAACCATTGTTCTTCAGACATATTAAATATGTATTCATATATGTATTTATCTGATAATAGTTTTGAATCTTTCATTGCATTGGCTAAAGTCATTTTTTCATTCATCAATGCAACTTTTTGTTGATCATAAATAATCGATGGTGCAGTTAGTTCTAATTCAAAATTTATTAAATCTTCACCTTCAAATCCTTGAGCGTATAAATGTATTACAGCAATTTTAGCTAACTCAGAAACAGCAATTTTTTGTATGCGTTCAATAGTTCTAGCAAATCTAACATCCATTGCTGCTAATGTAGTTTTTCCTTCTACACCTTCATCATAACCTAAAAATGGTTTAGGTATTTTTAAAGCTGCCATCATTTTATGTTTGATGTATTCAATGTCATCCATACCAGTAAATGTCATTCCTGGCAATGTATCGATGCTAGTTGTAGATTGACCGCCGCGAACTGGTAAATAATAATCTTCTAACATGTTGTTAAGATTAAACTTAAGATTATAATTACCTGTATTTGGATCTACGTGTGGAATTTTTTTCATTTTATTGATAATTGTTTCCATGAATGAATCTACTTCATTTGGTGGAATATTACCAATGTCAATTTTAAAAATACGTTTTTCTGGAGCTCGCATTATACGATGTATTAACATCGCATCTTCCATCATCATTAATTTTTGAAATTCTTTACGAGCGCCTTCTAACATGGAACGACCATATGGTAAAAAATTTGAATCTGATAACATACGAAAATGTGCAATTTCAAAAACATCATATGTTAATTGTTCAGAGCCTACATTTTTAAATTTTATTTCATATTCACCGGTAGCTTCATTATATTCTTCCCATCGTTCAACTTCATAACTAGAAAACGGACGTGCGTTAATAATTCCAATACCTTCTGCAATATCTAATTTTAAAAAGAAATCTCCATATTTTGTCATGTTACGAATCCATGACCACAAATTAAAATCTATATTTAAAATATCATAAAATAGATTATATAGTACTTTTTGAATTCTAGTATTGCTAGTACGTATTGTTAAAATGTCACCAAATTGATCTGCTAATGTAGATTCATCTGAATATATATCTAATGCTGAATTAATTATCGGATCTTTATCCATCATTTCGTAATCTGCATAAAGCTGCATACGATTTTGATGCATATAGTAGTTAGAATCATATCCGCCCATTCCACCAACACGATGTTTATTGGATCCATGAAGCCGCATATATCGATCGGAAACTTTGCTTTGTGCTAAGTTACCAACACTTTGTAATCTATTAGTATCTACTATTCGTAATTGATTTTTGCCATATGCTCTTACAATTACATTGGTACTAAATAAATTCTGTAAACGTTTTCTTAATGACGCCATATTTTCTTTTAATATAAATATATCTTGTTACAGAACCTAATGAAAATTTACTTGATTAACCAGGTTAGACTTTCATCACCATCTCCTACATTCCATGACCATCCAGTGTCTCGGCTATTTGATTTACCTGTATAAATTACAGGATTAGTTTTTTGAAATTGTGAAAGTGCTCGTTTGTTTAAATCTATGCCTTGCTGTCGTAATCGTAGTGCAGTATCACGAAGCCATAATGAAATTGCAAAAGACATAACTAAATCATCATTATATCCTTGCTGTGCCTGAGCTTTACCATTTAACCAAACAAATACAAATAATTCTTGTATAAGTCGGCGACTACGTATAGTTGGTGTTTTTTGACGCATATACATTTCTAATGCTGATATCATTAATGGCCGAGTTCTAGTTGTGGTAGATACTCCTGGCACCATTTGAGACTTATCTTTCATATCATATCCTTTTCGAAGTTGAACTGATTCATCAGTATAACCATCATCTCGATATGTATAATGTAAGTTTTGATATCCTCTATCTATTGCCGGTTGTATTGCAGCCCAACCGATATTTGCATTTTCTATAGCTAATAGTGCATTGTTCCATTCAGACGCAACTGTAACTAACATGTTACCAAAATCATTAGGAGCTAGCTTGCCTTTATATTCTGCTACTTGTGTTATCGTTTCAACATCAAATACATGAAATGCTGAAAAGTCGGATGAATCGCCTCGAGCGACGTCTGCTACTACTATATAATCTTTAGAATAATCTGGATACTCCCAAATCCAATATCCATGATCAAATCCTCGTTTTTCTATAGGATCCGTACATTTTTCTTCATATTCTAAAAGCAAAGCACCATCTACAACAGTATGACCGGAACTAACAAAGTCACAATCACATTCTTGGGCTGCACCTCGTTCTCCTAATAATTGTGTTTGTTCATCTCTCCATTGTTGGTCTCGTTCTGGGTGCACGGTCCAATGCAGTTTAATAGTATGAAATCCATTTATATTAGCATCAGCATCAGCCCACGTTTGATGAAACCAATTACCTACACCGTTAGGAGTTGATAATACAATAGCACCACCACCAGTTGATAATGTTGCTTGCGATGCTATCCATATTTCTTCTACGTTACGTATAAATGCAGCTTCGTCAACTATTAGTAAAGATAATGCTTCTGATCGAGCACCGGTTGTTGCTGATGAAACTGCTTTAATTTGTGAACCATTTTTAAATTTTAATGATAATTTATTGTCTGCTTCAACTGTACCTTTTAGCCAACTAGGTAAATTTTCATGCATTACACGTACTTTAGTAACTAAGTTTTTTGCGACTTCTTGTGTTGTTGCAATAACTAATACATTGAAGTCTTCTGCAAATAACATACTCCATAATGCAAAACCTGCAGACAATGTAGAAATACCTAACTGTCGGGACTTAAGTATAATGTTGTAACGATTATCTCGTAATTCAGCCAGTGATTTTTCTTGAAAATCATATAGATTAAATTTAATCTTACCTCGTTTTGGATGTTGTATGTAACAATAGTTACGCATAAAGAATACAGGATCTTTAGCACACATCATGTACTGCTGTTGTATTATTTGCTTTATGTTTGCTGGCTGTGCCATTATTTAAGATATTCGCTAATGATAGCTCCGGTAAACAACGTAGTTAGAATTCCACTACCGAACCAAATTGCTTTGTTATCATACCATTTTGGTTTTAAACGTTTTTCTCGTTGAACGTATAAATCTATGTTTGTCCGTAAAAGTTTTGTTTGTTCAATTCGATATGCAGTTTGAATAGAATCTAATCGTATTACTAAATTTAGTTCTTTTACTAACGCATCTTGTTTTGAAATAATTTGTTGATTGATATCATCTAATTCATACAAAGAATCAATCGTAAATAAAATGTCTTGCATTTCTTGTTTTGTAAAACATGTATCCGGAACTGTTTGTGAAAAACAAGTTAACGGAAATAACAGTATAACTAATAGTTTTTTCATGGCTGTACTTTTGGTTTACGTCCTCTACGTTTTGTTTTAGATAAAATATCTTGTTTTAATTGAGCTGTATCTTCGATAACATCAGGTTTAATATCTTCTCGTTTATCTTTTAAATCATTTATTTGATCTTGTATCTGTTCAGCATTTTGTATTGCAGTTTGTTTTTGATCTTCAACTGCATCAATCTTGCCATCTAACTTGTCAATTTGTTGATTGTTATTATCAATTTTTTTATCTGTTTTATTAACCTGATGTTGATTATATTTTTTTGATATCAACAAAAATCCTATAACAGCTCCGATTGCTGCTACAATCCATAACCAATATTTTTTAATTACTTTCATTTGTTTTAGATTCTCCGTTTATTTGTTTTAAAAATTTTTCTTTAAATGCTTTGAATTGTGATTCTATTGTTTCTTCAAATTCTTCTGGAGTCATTTTTGCGGTCCAAGACTCTAATTGTCCTTCAGAATTAGTAACAAATTTAGATGCTTGTGTATAAGCTTCTTTTAACATATTAACATCTTGTTCCGCTGTACGTAACCAAGCTAATGCATTTTCTCGAATTTTATTTTGTTCATATTCTTCATATTTGCCTTCTTTTTTTAGTTCATGTTCCATTTCAATAACGCAGTCAAAACACATTCCGTGTATCTTTTGCATTTTAATATCCAATGGATGTTTACCTAAACATGTACATGTTTCTTTTCGGCAATTTGGAAATGAACGAAGTTCTTCTCGTACTGTTTGTAATACTTCGGTAGATTTTGTTTTTTTAATACGAAATCCATCACGTTGTTCTATTATATATGTAACGCCGGTAACAGAATCAGTTTCTTCCCAAACATCTCCTATCTGATGTTTTTCATTTTTTTTAGCAATATCTTCTGCGTCAGAAAATCCTATAGTTTTTTTACTTTGAAACTTATGATTACCGTCCAACATTTGTTGAATAGCTTTGATGTTTTGTAACTTTTTTGACATTTTAATTATAATTTATGATTGTGTTTCAGATCCAGTGTCAGATTCTTCTTCAGACTTTTTTGATTCTCCATCAGACTTTCCAATTGTACTAAGTTTACGTATAGCATATTGTCGCAATGCAACATAAAAATTTTGTTGATCTTCTGGTTCATCTAATTTTTTAGTTACGCTTTTAAAGATTCTAGCTAAAAATTTAATTTTTCCATGAAGACCTTCTTGCGTTAATTTATCTACTGCTAGTTGTACCGCTTTATCTTCTTTTTCTTCAGGAGATTCTTCTGTTTCTTCTGATGACTTTTTATCTTCTGCTCCAGCTTCTGGAGTAGTTGTTGTTGTAGCAGCTGGTGTAGTTGGGGCAGTTGGAGTAGTTGGTGTTGCACTAGCTGCAGCAGTATCAGTAGCCGCAGTATCAGTAGCAGGTGGTGTTGCAGTTGCGGCATCAGCTGGAGGAGTTGCAGCTGCGGCATCGGCTGGTGGTGTTGTGGCTGCAGCATCTGTTGGAGGTGTTTCTTCTGGTTCTTCAGCAGGTGGGGTTGCGGCAGGTGCTTGTTCTAAAATATAAATTGCAATTTTTCTACGAACATATTCTCTAACTAATCGTTCTTTCTGTTCTCTAGTTAAATTTTCTATTTTATCTTTTAAAACATCGGAAGTTTCTTTTTCTTCAGTATCTTGACGTTTTTTTAATCGCTTAGCAGCTACTTTAGGATCATAATCTCCATCTTCTATATCTTTATACAGCCGATCATCATCATTGTATTTTGGAAATAATTTACCATCATCCTGAATTGGCTTATCTGTTTTTCGTAAAACATTTAATTGCTTATCCCCAGTAGATTTTGGATTTAATCCACCTAGTTTATCATCGTATGTATAATCTTTAAGATCTTTTCGCGTTTTAGGTTTTTGCGATTTTTCAAAATCTTTTGGTGCTTTGTACTTGCTTTTATGTTTTTGAGCCATAGTTAAAAATCCTACTATTTATAATAAATATCAGCGTGCGTATTTTAATACTCCTAATATTTGATTTACCGGTGCAAACGCCCCAGTCATTTTATATGTATGTCCATGATATGTAAATACAATGCCTTCTGAAGGTACAATTGAATCAAAACCTCCTAATTTTTCAATACGGTTTAATTGTATTTCTAGTTGTCTCATTGTATTTTCATCATTCTTTGTTTGCAAATCTTTAATTAGTTGAGCTAATTCAGATTTAATAGTTTGAACTGTGTTATTAGGATTAGCCGCTAAATAATTTGTTGCATTCTGTAAAACTAATACTCCTAATCTTAAAAAGATAGATTCAAATGGTTCTAGATTTTGTTTTTTATATATCTTCACGTCCTTTTTATCAAATTCAGACATCCATGTTAAAAATTCAGGATTATCAATCATTTTCTTTAAAACTGTAAGATTTTTTGATTTATCATCCATGGCCCATCGATATACTAATGCCGTTAGTACTTCATGTGGAATTTCATAGTTAAGTTGCTTAGCTTTATTCATGATAACTTGTCGCCACCACGATTTATGATAATCGCTTAATAGATCTGTATCTTTTAAATAGAATTGTTGTTGTAATATTTGTAGTTCGTTAAAAAAAGCTGCTTGTTGATCTTCAAAATCATAAACTCGTCCTAATTTTATTTTTTGCGGAGGAATAAATGAAAACGTGTTTTGCATATGAGCATTAGCGTCTTCAATTATTTTTTGCATCAATGCCCCGCCTGTTAAATCAGTTTCAACTACTGTGCCTTTCTCGTCATATTCAACTAAATTGTGAAATTGTAAATGTGCTTTATCATATGCAATTACATTTCTAGTAGCTGGATAAATTATCTCCATGTTTGCAAATACACGTCCATTTTTAAATACGCGCTGCAGTTCGCCGGGTGAGACTTTTTGTAATGCCGCAGTTACATCTTGTGACATTTCGCGAAATGCATCTACAACTAATTTGTAACCTGCAGATCCATCTACTCCATTTTTTTCAACAGATTCTTGATATTTTCTTTCAAAATCAGCAACTAGTTGTTCCGGAGTCATTGGATTAATAATAGTACCTTTGTTACGAGCAAATCCTGGTTGACCATCTTTCCATGTTACAAATATATTTTGGCCATCAGTTTTTTCAGTAACAGCTTGTTCAATATCTAAGCGACCTTCTAATGCCCTAGAAATAATTTCTCGTACATCATTAAATGTTAATCCATGATCATCCCATGGGTGTGCCATATGGCCAGCAGCTCCTCCTTCAGTTAATACATTGCCAGTTTTTAACGCAGATTCAATTGTATATAAAATATCTGATGGATCGTTTGATTGCCAACGTCGTCTTTGTTTCTTAATTGTTCTTGGTATTAATCTGATTTTTTTACCATCCCATTTTAACATGAATGGCATATGTATTGGAACATCAAATTGATAGTCAGATGCTACTGCAGTATTTTTATTTTGTTCTACTTGATTTCTAATATCATCACCATACTCATCAGCAAGTTCTTCAAAAAATTCAGTTAATTCATCGGTGTATATAGGGGCTTCGTTTCTGGGATCATTTAATCGATCAATGAAATGTGTAAACTTTCCTTGAAAATCCACATCAATTCCAAATTCGCGAAAAAATTCATCTACTGCGTTTTCAATCGTAGATAATTCTTCTCTAGTTATATAATTTTCTTTGATAATATTTTCTAAAAGTTTTGCACCTACTACTGTTTTTTGAAAATCATCAAAATCATATACAAATTCTCGGCCTCGATTCTTTTCTAAAAAATTTCTTAACTTTTTGATCTTTGCTGCATGACGTTGTTTTTCTGCAGGAAACATCATCGATTCTAAAACATTGTTAACATCATCTTGCAATGAATTCTTCCACCAATCTTTAGTAAACAATGATTCTTGCATACCTTTTAATGTTTGCCAGGCATTTTTTACTTTTGCTTCTGCATATTGTGGATATGATAATCTAAATGTTTCATAGTCTCCAGATTGTAATGCACTTCGAACATCAGTTGCTGATACTGGTCGGCCATCTGGATATGATAGTGGATCTACGTTTATATTGCTTAATTCGTTGTCAGCAATGTCAACTTTTGCTTTTATAGTACGTCCTGATTTATCTCCAATAGTTGAATATTTTAAAACATTTGGACCAAAGTCTAATGATCTAGAATAATCATCTCCTTTTTGAGAAGCAGCCATTGCAAATTTACCTTCAGCTTCTTCCGGCAATGCAAATAAATATTCATATGCGGCCATGATAGGAGAATTAAACTGGGTAGGTTGTATTTCAATATTTGGATTATCATTTAGTATGTTAAACACTTCGATAGTTTTATCTCTACTAATACCATCACGTTCTTTAGGGCCAATTAACATGATAACACGGTCAACCATTGGATGAAGTGCGTATCTATTGGCTAATTCTAAATGAGCTCCAGTTAATGGTTTAAACCCACCTGGAAATAAGACTGTTATTTTATCCATTTTATTTTACTTATAAATATTAATCTAATTGAGTCCATACTCCGTTTAAATAACAATATATATGTTCAAAACCAGCAGATGCAGAAACTTTTAATCTACCTGTTGAACCAGATGTTGTTGCTGATGATAGTGGAATTTGTATACCAGAATAAAACTGTGGTGTAAACGTGTCATAACTACTAACAGTTTGTATTTTCCAATCTAATGCACTTTGAGCTAAGAATACTCGATTTCCAGTATTAACTTTAAACACATTTGTATATGATGAACCACTTACTGTATAAGTAGTAAACGCAGGGCGTATCCAATCATCTGTATCTACTGAAATTCTTGAATCTGGTGCATTACCGGCCCCAGTACTACCTAGATCAGTACTATCTTTTGCAAGATATAAAGGCTGTGTTGTAACAGCTGATTCTATAACGATAAATGTTGCGTATTGTTGCCAAAGTGGATATGTGACATTATGTAAATTAATTGCTCCAATTGGATATTGTAAATTAGTTGCTTCAATTCGAATGAACATTGCAGGCCCATTTCCAGCAAGAAGTGGATCGTACGATCCTGTTAAATTTAATGCATAATATGTGTTTCCACTAAATGTATATGTAGATAAATTATTACGAGTATTATCAATTTTAACAACACGAAACTGATATAAATCAGCTAAGTTAACCCCCCGAAATTCGCCATCTGTAGCAGTTACATTTCCTTGAGCATCTAGATGAAAATTAGATGCTGATATTTCAATATTACCAGATGCTCCGCTAATAAATGTAGAATTATTTCCAAAAAAGAATTTATCAGTACGTACATCTATTTCACTGTCTGTTGTGCTATATCTAAAATAACTAGAAGTATTTGCATATAATTCTAATCCAACCCCACTATATGGCACACCGCCTTTTGTACCAGCAGACCCAGATAGTGCAGACCCTGACCATATTAAGAATCCAGGATACCCTGCAGTGAATCCTTCATACCCCAAAGACCTAACAAATCCGGTATTTTTATAACCACTAATTGCTACTCCGCTATTTAAAGAATCTGCTACATATAATGATCCAGTAAGCATTGAATAATCGCCATCGATATATCTGTTACCACCTTCCCAATTTTTGTTATATACGTAGCTTATTTGTTTGCTTCGTTCGCCAGCAACATTATAGTATTCAGATTTAAATGTTAATTGATTGTTTGATTTATGAGCTGTTGGCACTAAAGTTCGAAGTCTTGTATAATTTGGAGAATATCCAGAATCATTATCTGTTGTAGTTCGTATATCAGATACTTGCCATGTTCCAGATTCTACTACTAATAATAATACTCCATACCCCTCTCTGTCTGTTTCAAAACTAAAAATTTGATCATCAAATCTCTGAGTAACTGAATCAACACGTAATTCACCAATACGTTTTCCTAGTTTAACTGGAAATTCTTGGTTAAATAAATCCGTAGTATCAAAATCAAAAGCACTTCCAGACAGATATAAAGATAATACCGGCTGAGACGATCCAGACTGTGTACCTAATGCATCGATGGTAATTTTATATTCTGAATTTGCTATAAAAAATCCTTGATATGTAGATTTTACTTTTGCAATGCTTACGGCTCTGGTAGAAGATATATCTGCATTATTTTGTATTAACATGGAATTATTTAATGACGCTGTAGTCCATGTTAATGTAGGAGATGTAATAGTAGTTAATCCGTTATATGCAATACCATCCCAATACGTGTCGATAATACTTTGTGTAGTGAATATTCCAATACTTTGATCTGGATATAATGATGCGGTGTTTGAAACAAATATTTCTGTTTCATCTAATTCAACATCATTTAATAACTCCCATGTCCCAACGGTACCGTTGTTGTTCATAAACAATTTAACTCGGGAAACATCGCCGGTTGCTGGATCTAAATTTTTAATTTGAACTAATGCAAATGATTCTGAATTTTGAGTAGGTGTATATATAGGAGATGCTTCATATGTTAAACTGTATGATGATGCATCAAAATTTGTATATATGTGCTGCGAGACACTTTGGCTACTATACGCCGTATATTCTGTATCTAACAATGCTATGTTAGGGGTGAGTATCTTTTTTATTGTTGATACATATGATGTTGTAGAAATAGGATATGACGGCGTAGGAGTAGGATTACTCGGTGTTGTAATAGTTATAGTTCCCGTTGACATATCTGATATGAATGTTCCGCCGGTTAATTCTACTGCTGGTTGATTGTTATATAAAAAATATCGAACCGTACCAGATGTATATGTTGGGAATTGTTGTGAGCCTGAATATGTTCTGTTTAACTGAACTCCTACTTGTTCTGTAATAACAAGATCAGGTGATTGCTCAAATATTATTTCAGATATGTTTGAAACATTTGGATTGACTGGTACAGTTCTACTCCATTTAACATTGGTACGTCCTTTCCATTCCTCGGGAACATTGATAGCTTCACCAGTTAATGTAATGGTACAATCGCCAGGTGATGTTTCTTCATATACGTAAATTGCAATTACCCGAGACTTGTCATCATCAATATAATTTACAACTTCATGATAAATAGGATCACCATTATAATCTAAAACTTCAATGTTTAAATAACTACCCGGTTTTAAACTAGTGTCATTGCCTCGTATTTTAAATAAATTTTTACCAGCAGTTAGCCTAACTGGAAATTCAGATATTTGAAAATAATCAGGCGACGTTAGTGACGTATCTGTAAACCAAACGTTTGTATATTGTAAACCTTTATAAACAGTTTCTTTGCGTTTCATCCACTGATAATCTTTTTATATAAATATCAGTTATGTTGAATCTGGCTGTATCCGTCAATTTTATTTACTTCAATTAAATTGTCAACCATGTCCCGCATCGAATCAACGTGTGATATAATTACTGAAAAATCAAATTTAGTTCTAAAATAATCAAACAAATTAACTACTGCCGAAATATGTTCTGCATCTAAACTTCCCCAACCTTCATCAATTGCAATAAAATTAGGACGAGGCAATGCCGATACATTGATAAGTGCTATACGTATTGCTAATGAAGAAATAAATCTTTCCATACCAGATGTTAATTCTAATGGCCAAAAATTATCTTCATCATAAATAATATATCCATTGATATTTTTACCATCACTTTGAAGCACCATGTTAAAATCTACAACTTGATTCAAAACATTGTTTATTTCAGTTTCAATCTTTGGCATAGCTTTCGATATCAATTCATACGGAATACCATCACGCTTTACTGTTTGTAGATAATATTCATATGCTTTATATTCTGTTTCCAATTGTTGATATGATTCTAATTGTGTCAATGCAGCGGCTTTATTTGTTTTTGCTACTTCTATTGCACCGAACAATGATTTAATTGTATCTTGTGTAGATTTTATTTTTTCTGTGTATGTTTCAATATTGCTTTTACAAGTTGCAATCTTAGAATCAACTTGTTGATTGTGAATTATAGCAGTCGCATTTTGA